TTTATACTTAAATTGAACCTTAAAGTTTTCCCGGGTCTTATGACGATTTCTTGAGCCATCATAGAGCCCTGCCATAACGATATACCTTAAACTTTCATTTAAGGACTAGACTATACCTTAAGCCTTCATCGAGAACGTGACTTCTCTCAGACCGATTCCCTTTACCTAATATATTTTATATACTAAGCGCTTTCGCAGTCGTTGAACTTTATCCATAGACAGTCACGATTTTTGTCCTTAGGATTAAGCTGCGGATTACCCATCTCCCACTAGTCGAGCTCTAGCGAGAATTCTTAATGTTTTTACTATGTCCGAGGTCATTACCCTGGATATTATAACCAGTTTCCCAATTATAAGTAGTAATCAAGACTTAAGGGAGTCCCCGCAATTGAGGAATCTTGCCAAACACCCTTGTTTGACTAGGTAGTTATATTATAGAGTAAGTTACACTGTTTATCTTTATGGTATCTTACTCAACCATAAAGCAGCTACCTGTTTCGACCCTGTTAATTTTGAGTCGGCTGTCCGTAGCCACCATTATTTTCATAATGGACTAGACTGTATCTTAAGCAGATTCAAGTTGATTAGACTATCATCATCTACCGACACCCGTGCGGTCGTTGAGGGAGTATCATATCCTAACTATCGGACTTAGATACTTTACCCGCGGATTGCCCAATTCTTAACGTTATTACTATGTCCTAGGTCATTATCCCGGATATTACAAATAATTTCTTATATGTAAGTAGTAGTTAAGACTTAAGGGTGTTCCCGACATTATAAGATGTCTCGCCTTGATATTAATTAGACTAGGTAGTGTCACACTGTTTATCCCAATCTTGTTGGGCAGCTACCTGTTTTAACTCACATATTTATCCTATATATCTGTTCCCTTTACTAATATTTTCTAAAGCCCATAATGGTTGAGTATTTGAGTAATGCAATCTTTTTATGACATCATCTGTTGAAGGATTATTATAAGCAATTGGTATAATATGATCAATGTGCCAAATTGAACCATAGTTTTCCCAATTCATACCTTCGACAAATTTATTTTCTAAATGTTTTTTAAATATTTCAATATCACACCCTAGATATTCTATACTATGTTCTGTTTTATTGTATTTTAAAGCTTTATATACCCGAGAACTTACTATGTATTTTAAAAATCCGGAAAAATTGCACTGAATACATCTTGTTCTTCTTGTTTTATGTTCGCAAAATGAACCACCTTTACAAACTAAACAAATAGTTCTTAATTTGTCATGTTCACAAAATTGATTTCCGTCTCGGCACAGTTTACATCTATCCTTCCTTGTTTTGTGAACACATAAAGAACCTCCATCGCAATCAACACAATATGTTCTTATTTTATTATGTTCACAATAAGATGTGCCGTTACATTCTTTGCAACAACTTTTATTTAAATAACCATGAGAACACTTATTTGTTTCAAGATAATCAAGTTGTTTTAAATTGCATTCTATACATTGTTTATTATACTCTCCTGTTTTTCTCAAATTAAAAGATATTTTATCTTTAATAACCAAACACTTATTGCACATGATGTTAGAACTATGTAATTCACCTTTTAATAATTCTTTTTTTATTTCTTTCCTTTTTTTTCCAAGATCAGAATATTTATTACAACAATCAGTGCATTGTTTATTATAGATATCTTTATTTTTTGAAAACTCAGATAGTAGTTTTATAACATTGCATCTAACACAAACTTTTTCACCCTCTTTTGTTTCGATTGATCTTCTTTTTAGTTCTCGCTTTTTATTTTTTGATAAACATTCAGAGCAGCTTTTAGTTAATCCTTTTTTACTTTTATTAAATTTATCGTTCTCTAAAACTTCAAAACATGTAACACATTTATTATGCGTCGAAATATCGTAATCGACAAGATCTTTCTTTTTTTTTGTATTTTTTAATTTATTGGCACTAATTATTTTATTGCATTCTAAACATTGCTTGTAACACTCTCCATTTTTTCTTTTTCTAAAATTATCTGGGCTTAAGTCTTTTTTGCATCTGGAACAATTGATTTTCATTGTGGATATTGTTTTATTTAATATCCATTTTTTTAAATCAAATTTAGAATAAACATTTCGGGTTAAGCAACACTATATCATGGTTTTGCAGCTTCCGTTCCACTATATCTCCGATATTTAATGTATACCGTCTCTGTTCAGGGTACTTAATATCTTTTATGATTTCGCCATTTCGTTTCAACAAATCGCCGCGTTTTAGCATAGTATTACCATCATTCACAACAATTTCTTTCTCATCCCGAATAATGATATCACCATGTGTCAAGCGCGTTCCTCTAAAAAACAATGCATTATCAAGGTTTATTCGAGTATTACCATTGTCTTTTAAAACATAATTCGCTCTCCCATTGTTCACCAGCTTTGTCAACATATCATAATTATAATTTGTAACTTGCACCGGAACAGTTAAGTTATCAGCTATCTCTGGAGGCACAGCTAATTGTCCCATCTTCAGCGTGGGATCAGGTCCAATAACTGTTCGGGCCGTTTGTTCACAACGTTTCTGAAAGTGCCCATTTAACCTTATCTACAGCTTAAATTTTTGTTTTTGTAAACTTAGGTTAAACCACTGTGGACTATACCTTAAGCCTTCATAGAGAGTACCAATCTCTCAGACCCACTACCGTCTAGTCTCTGAACCTTCTCCTTGAACTTGTCTAACGTTTTTAGGAGCTTGGCTGCTGATTGTCTCAGTCCTCTTTCAAGGAATAATCTTAATAATTTTTACGATACCCCTGTAGGTGTTAATATAATATTTCTATTACATAACCGTATATTAAAATTGTTGAGATTTTCCAGCAATTTGGAAGTGTCGCCAAATAAATTGCATTTGACTAGATGATTATATCTATTACTAGGAGGAAATTACAATGTTTATCTATTAAGGTATTTTCCTCAACCTTAATAGCATTCACCTGTTATGAGCAAACGTTCACCCATTATGTTTGTACGCATCAGACCATTCTTTCCTGTAAGTCTTTCTTTCAATCCTTTTATTGCACGCGAAAATACCACACCTTCTCAGGTGGGACTAGACTATATCTTAAGCAATCATAGAGATTTGTTATTTCTCTCATGCCCATATCCGTTTAGTCGTTGAACCTTCTCCATATCCTAACAAAAATGGACTTAGGAGCTTGGCTGCGGATTGTCTCTAAACTTTAATTTTTTACTCTCTCTTAGCGATTAACTAAGACCACTACTTGATTTCTCGAATAGCTTAGTATTAAAGTCTTAACAAGATATCCCCGCAATTTGGATATGTTGCCTACCTAGTAGACTAGCAGTATCTTTTGAATACCACTGCGGCCATTGTGTTAACCGCTTGTTGTGTGTTTAGCTTTAGACGAAGAATTGTTATAAAAGGTAGCTACACGGAACTTCAAACTTTGTATATGTTTTTGCCGCTTAGTATCGCACACAACAGCAGTACCTTCTTCAACTTTGAGATGATTATTTGCCTTGATGATTTCAATCAGTTGAATAGTCAAGTCATCATCACAAATATTCCCATCTGTGATAACATAAGGCCTACAACAAGGCGGGATGACAGGAAATACTTGCAAAATGAGATTCCGTGGATGAATAAGCACTGGATCAAATCCAATAAGAGTCACATCGTCATCCACAATATTATCAAATATCTTCTTGATCTCGTCTACCGAAAGACCTATACTTACTTTAATATTATCCTTCTTCTTGTAAACCAGGGACACGGAGTTATCAGTAACATTGTATTTAATAGCCGGTTGAGGTTGTGAACAATGAGAGCATATATCAATCTTTTCCAGTTTCTCCAAGATCTTCGCAAACCGCTTTGGACCTTTAATCTTGTTGAAACCGTTCAAGTAAATCTGGTCACGTGTCATAAGCAACTTATAACACTTAATACAAAAACTTTTCAAAAAATTTATGACTTCTTTGTAGTATAAAGGATGAATGATGCATTCGTTAAGCTCAATATAGCCTTGATGTCCACTACAGTGCCAAATGTCTAAATTGCAAGTTTCACACAGCTTATCGTTATCAAGCGTGCCCATACGAGGGTCGTAAACTGTCCCCAAACTTCCAATCTTGTCTGAGCTACAAATTTTCGAACTATCGACCTTGCATACAGCAATCTTTTTAATCTCTTCGGCTGAGTAAACACCGAAGGTTATTCTTTCAATTTCTTTTATGTCTTCGTTCATGGTATTGCTAAAAATTAATTGTTTTTGAATTTAAATTATCAATTTTATTTTTTAAAACTGAGTGTAGACTGAAAATAAAGGGTATCAACCCTGAAAATAATATAAAAAAATATTCCTACTATAATATAAAAATGAGTACAACTCAAATTGTAAAAATACTTACAAAATGGTCTGTTGAAAATAAAGAATATGAACTTCTTTATAACTTGTATTCAATGTTCAATATTGGAATCCCTAATATATATATTTATAAATTTCCACAGGCTTCTTATTTTACATCTTTAAGCGCGGTCAATGACAATTTAAAAACTTCTGATACACATCTTCAAAAATTATTAAATAGTTTTCGCAAATCGAAATACAAACAACTACCTGCTTGGGATAGTGCACACGGTTATTGTTTAGAATAATTATATTCATTACAAAGTAATCCTACATATATATTACCCCCAAATATATTCCCTCTTACTACCGGATCAACATCATAATTAACAACATACTCAGTTATTGCCGATCCCTCATCACCTAAGTTATAAGTGTGTGTAATCAAATCTTTATCTCCCCAAAATAAATTCCATGCCTTTCTTAATCCTATAGTCACGTCATCATTTCTTCTTTTCCCCAAAATTTTAAGTTCTCTTGCGCCCTTTGAGTACCAAGCATGTAATATTTCAACAGACACAACACTAGGGCTTATATGATTTATCCCTGCTAGGAAGGTGAAAAATGGATGGTGTTTTACGCACATTATTTTAAATTTATCGGTGTATCTAGTGAATGCGTCAGTATTTATATCTTGACCAATGTAATCATAGTCGAAATAATCAGTCACATTACCCCCTATATTTTTCATTTTATCACAATCACACATTTATTATTTAAAAAAACATCTTTAAATAATAAAAATGAATATAGTACTTGTAACATCAGTTATAAATATATGCGCTAAAAAACTAGATTATTCTGATGTTAGAAGTTTTTGCGATAAAGAAAAAAGATTGAGTGATACTTTAAAAACTATTGAAAGTATAAGAAAATATATTCCAGATTCAAAAATACTTTTAGTAGAATGTTCAGATATCGAAGAAACATTTTTAAGATCGGTCGTCGACTATTTTATAAATTTAAAGGACGACCAAGATGTTTTATCAAAAGTAAATTCCGAGAGCAAATCCAAAGGTGAAACAATACTTACAATTAAAGGGATTGAATATCTTCAAAAAAATAATATTCAGTACAACAATTTTTTCAAAATAAGTGGTAGATATTGGCTTAATGACAAGTTTAATTATTCTTTATTCGACAACAACAGCGCATGCGTGCGATATATTAATAATAATTATAATATTATCACGACAGTAGTTTACAAATTACCAAAGGATGCAATAAATGATTTTTTAAACTTTCTTGAAAACACAGAAAATACAGATTTAATTTATAGTGGATATGAGTTGATTTTCGCACTATTCGTTAATAACTCGACAATGGATAAAGTGATTATTAATCGATTGGGTGTTAATGGTTTTGTGTCGGTTGATGGAAGATATATAGATATTTAAAAACGTATTATCTTAAGATAAAATGTTTGAACGAGTTGTATGGCAGTATTGGGAAACGTCTGATGAGTATCCTAATGGTATCGCATATATAGATTTATGTCACCAAAGTGTAGATAACAATGCTAATAATGGTATTGGATATAAAGTAATACGTGTTAACGAAAAAACAGTTTTTGATTATATTGATATAAATCCACTTTTACTAAATATAAAAGGATCACCGAATCAGCTTGCTCAAAAAGCAGATTATATAAGAGCTAAATTACTTTGTAAGTACGGTGGTATATGGATTGATTCTGATTCTATAGTTTTAAATTCGATGGATCCTATTTTTGATAAGTTAGAAAAATTGGAATTTTACGGATACAAGATTATAGTACCTTGTGTGTGGGGGTTTGCGTGTCATAAAGATGCAGAAATAATGAAAAAATGGTGTGCAAATAATGAAAGAATACTGGAGGAGACGAAAGGTAACAATATATTTTACGGGGAACTAGGACATAAATCACTTCAAAATTTTATGGACTGTCCGAATTCATTTTTTGATAACGCGAACGAGACAGTACAACAAATAGATCATCGATATGCTTGGAAATATATGGAATTGAACGATTTGGAACCAGAGGAGTTTATAAAACCAGATCAACCCTTCATTATGCTAAACAATACAATGATATATGATGAGCATAATGAAGGGTTGATCTGGTTTTATAAACTCCTCTGGTTCCAAATCGTTCAATTCCATATATTTCCAAGC